CATTCTGACCAATATCAGCTTGAACGATGTCCTCATCAGCCTGAACCAAGAACAGCTGATTGGGATCATCAAGCACTTCAGCCAGAATCTGGCCAGAAGTGATATTCACCGAACCCGGATAGTACTGCTTCCAAGTCGGCTTACCAGTGGTTGGATCAATGTAGTTGCAACCGTTAAATACACCGACTGCAGTGGCGTGAGTGCCGCTGACGTATTTAACAAGGTAGCCACCGACTAGAGTGACCAAGTCACCCTGAAAGATAGCGCCTGCTTGGTTGTCCGCAATGACGTAGCTGTACTGTTTCTGTGCACCAGTAGCAGACAGGTTGCCAAGAGGACGCAGACCAAAGGCTTTATCGACGTTTGCCATTTGTCTATTCCTTAAAAAAGATTACTCTTCAGCTTTCGGACTTCCGAAAACTGTTCTTGACTGACGGGACGGCTTGTTAATGCGCATGCTGTCATGAGCATTCGCCTTCATCAAGTCGTTATCTACAGCCTGCATTTGATCTCGTGAACGTGAGGTGTAATACGCATTGCGCTCTGCTACTGTCTCCTCAGGAATACGTGCAAGCAGCAAACTTCCCACGCCGAGAACACCGGCATGTCGGTTGCCATCCATCGGAGTGCCAAGAAAGTCAGGGTACTCGTCGGCACGAACCAACTCATATCCCTCACGCAGGCGAGAAGCAACATTAATACGGTCATCGTATCCGTTTGCTTCTGCTCTGATCCAACGATGCTTAAAGCCCGGAGGAGCAGGAGGCGCATCCAGTTTTGAAGGAGGAGCCCAAGGTTTACGGCGCGCAGTTGCGGTACGGCTATCAGCTTCCCGCGACTTACGATTTAAAGAAGGCACGTCAATTTTATCCATGGTCTTAATCCTTAACGTATTTGGCGTATTCCTCTAACGGAACACCGAGTTTTTTGGCAATCGCTACCTGACTTGGGGTCAGTTTCACGCTGCGGCGCGCGTTATTAACTCCCGAAGAACGGGTTGCAGGAGCAACGGAATGCGCGGCCCGTGCTCTCTGTTGTTTTTGCTGCGGCGCAGCAGGAGCGTTCCCAGTTTGGAACTTGTGAGGAAACGCTTCGCGGATACGCCTGTCCAACTCATCATAATACTCATCAGATTCTGGGTCAAATCGTTCGTCAACAACTAACTGACGATGAACCCCCAATACGGCATGGGTCATGACGGTATCCGTGCCAAACCACGGGTTACGTTCTGCCCAGTCCTCTGCCCGAGGGTCCGGTTCCCGAGCCGCCTGCTGAGGAGCCTGTTGTTGCACTGCCTGACGTTGTTGCGCCTGTTGGGCGGCAAGTTCTTCCTGCTGTTGACGATGAGCCGCCGCCTGTTGCACCTGTCGCTGATCCATCATGATCGCGGTCAGCCGCTCCTGCGCCTCCGTCTCCGTGTCAAAGTCACCCTCTTCACGTGCCTGACGAATCACCTGTTTCAGAGCCGCAATCTGAGTATCTATGCGGGTTTTGGCCTCATATAGACGCTCAGTATCCGTCTGACGAAACTGCTGCTCTAGCTGGGTAGCGCGTTGCTGGACATTTCGAGCATACTCAATAGCCGCTTGCTCCCGACGCTCTGTCTCACGCAAACGAGCCGTCAGCTTTTCTATGCGCTTGCGAACATTACTGCTGTAATCATCCAATTCCTTGGAATGCTGCTTCTGCTCTTCCTGATTTTGAGGGGCAGCAGGAGCTATTTCTACTTCAGGCGCTTGTGGAGCATCCGCCAAGACAGCTTCAGAACCGTCTTCATTCATTTCCACAGTGGCAGAGTCTTCATCCTCGCCAATGTTAAACTCAAGTTGTTCATTTGACATGGGTTTTCTCCTTACAACAGGTGAATAAGGTCTTCGGGGTCGCCAATCGTTGCCAGAACCTCGTCATCGTTGATGATTCGGATTTCGCCCCCTTCAATCGGGATACGCGAACCGGCATAGCGCCCAAAAACAATCCAATCTCCTGCCTTGCACCACGGGCCGTCAGGAAATTTACCTTCATCACAGTACGCCAAAGGACCAACCTCCAGTACGTAAGCACATGTTGTGGCCAATTGCGTCTTTTTCTGTGTTTCCTCGGCTATCGCAATGCCACCTTTAGTCATCCGGGCACCCCGATAAGGCAAAAGAGAAATACGCCAACCTGTTGGACGAGGTAAACGGTCACGAATGCTACCGTTTAACTTTTCTTCGTCTAATTTCCCATCGTCAGTAAATACATCGTCTACTGTGGGACCCTTGTGCTCGTTCTCTTCCATCCACTTGCGTTCCAAGGCAGTCAAACCTTCCTGCCTTTCTTCTACCGCTTCCATGTAGCCTCCTTCAGGGTTAATAGTCTTCACTACTCTTCTTGAGTCGATCTTTAATGATCTCCTCAAGCATATTCAACCCTTCCAGACGGCCCATCAGGAAACGATAACGCTCCATGTTGGCCACAGAACCATTTAAAACCATCGATTCCGTGTCAGACCGCAGACTTCTCAGGTCCTTCAGAATTGCTTCCGCAAATTCCAGCATGGTAAATCTCCATGAGAGCAGACAGTTCAAAGCCACCGTCTGGAAAGCTTGAAAATCAATAAATCTTGACCGGGTTATTCCCGTCTTTCTTCTTCACAATCATTGCAGGGCCCTGTACGCCCTTCATTGCACCACCTTTAGCCATCTTTTTCGACTTGCCTGCAGTGGACAACGCTATAGCCACGGCCTGCTTGACCGCCGCCTTTTTACTCTTCGGTTTGCTGGTTCCTATCGAACCACTTTTCTTGTACTTTCCGACCATCTCACTGATATTCCCAGAGATCGTCTTCTGACTGGACCCTTTTTTAAGAGGCATTTCTGGCTCCTTGCTGTTGATTGATCTGATTCAACCGTTCTCTTGCTACATCGGCTCGTAACACCGCAATATTTTCTTGCGATTGTACGCGCGCCATGTTTGCACGTTGCACTTCCTGTGCTTTCTGCTTCTCTACATCCAACTTTGCCGCATCTAACTGCAAACGCTGGCTATCAGCCTGCGCACGTTGCTGAATCTCTGCTTCTTTAAGCTGAATAATAGGATCGGGGCCCTCACCAGACAACTGACCTTGTATCTGACGCAACTCCATCATGCCTTCAGCAACCTTCAAAGCGATCATGCCCTCTTTTTGAATCGGCGAAATCATGCGATCAGGGTCTGCCCCATACTCGGAAAATAGTTGCGCTTCAACAATCTCCTCAGCCTTCTTGCGAACATGATCCAAAATATGTTTTTGCAACGTCATCGCAGCCTGAGGACTTGCCTGAAGCATAGGCGACATGCCCATGACCAAGTGAGACAAGATATGCGCATCATGCTGCTGTCCAGAGAACGCTTTTAACTCCATCATGTCCAACACGTCCGCATTTTCCTGCGCAGGGTCCTTAGGCATCTGCGTATTCTGCGGCCTCAAGATACCGTCTATGTCCCTGACGTTCATTGCAGCATATACACGGTAGTACGCTTCATACATGTTATGCATCATGGGCGCAGTTTGCGCCAACTGAAGCTGCGTTTGCGCCAAAGTGATCCTCTGAGCGACTGAAAATATGTTGGGGTCTGCAACAGGTAGAACTGCAACAAGCTTGTCAAAGTCCTGTTTTTTGATTTTGCGGGAAGCGCCCGGTACGTCATACGGGTATTCATCAGGCAAGTACCTTCCAAAGCCCTTGGCCAACAACTGGAACTCGATTTTTTGAGCATAATGCAGGCGTTTGTGGATCGCCGACATCACCATCGAACCTTTTTCCAACAAAGCGATGGTTGTGCCCACCGCTGCCATCTGATTGCCCTCACCTACCTGCATGTCAGCAATCGAAGCCAAGCGTTTGCCCGCGTCAACAACAAAACCCAACAGCGAAAACAGCGTCTGACTCGGTTCCTTGTACGGCAGCGGCAATAAAGACGACGTCAACTCCGCACCACCCGCGTCAATATCTCTCCACTCACCCGGCTGAATCGGATTATCGCTATCAGCAATCCGCGCGCCCTTCGCTTTGAAGCCTGCAGGCAGATTTGACAGCGTTCCAGCATCCAACAACTGCCGCATTGCAGCTGTTGCTGTCTTGGACAAGCCACCAATCAGATGTACAAAGCCCAAACCATACGCGCCCAAGCCCTCTACCAACACGTAATGCACAAAAGTTGGAATTCTGAGCTTTAATTCGTCGTCTTCTTCCCAATTACGACGTACACCAATGACCTTGCCAGAGACTTCTTCAATCGTAATCAAAAATGGCAACTTGATTCCCGTCGGCTCGCCGTTTTCATCCACGTCTTCAAAGCCCGGAACGTCATAATCGACGTGCATCTCAAGCAAAAATATTTCTTCCGCCTCATCAGAAGGCGTTAAACCCGTTTGTTTGTCAACCGCTTGGCTAATATCGCTCGCTGTTGGGTCAAAAGCCTCTGGCTCTGCGCCTATGTCGAGGTATTCCCCTATCAAAACGCGCTTTTTGAACTCGTTAATAGGCATTGCCACACGATGCGTGATCCGTGAGCACTGGCTCATCACACTTGAGCCGTAATACGGGATGTACAAATCGTCTGCCAAGACCAGTTTGGACACCATCCGACCCAAATAACGGTCGTAATAGACCTTCTTGAACACCGATCCACCGTATCCAAGGTAGAAAAGCGACTGATCAAACTCGGGTGTGTACTCTTCCATCACCGTCGTGATCTGATAATTCATGAAATCTTGCACTCGTGAGGCTTGTTGGGCCTTGTCCAACGTCTCTTTGCCCACGATTTGCGTCCTAACAGGGCCACTTGAAGGCATCAACTCCTTCATCGCCTGTGCTTGGAACTGCACAATCGCCTCAGTCAACATCGGATGCACTGATCCAGCCGCACCACGGAAGGGTTTTGTACGCTCCTCAAGCTTCAAGCCCAACAGATCAAGGCCTTTTGAGTACATCGTCTCCCAGTCCGAACGCGAAGACTTGTCTGCCTCGTACAAAGCCTGCAGCGTTTGTGACATCTCCGACAAATCATCCTCGCTAATTACCTCAGCTAGGTTGTCATAGAAGTCCACTTCCGCCGCATCTTCCTCACCCATCTCAATCGTGGCACTGCCATCGTCTTCCAAGACGATCTCAATCTCAGGCATGCCTTCCGCCTCAATCTCCACGGACAAGGGCTTTTCGTTTTCCCCGAGCTTATCTACTGGCATGGTTATTCCTTAAATGTAGCGGCGATTGTCCACTTTTGATTTTTCAACAAGGCCGCCCTTTTTGAAGGGAACGCCATTGTTTAGAACACGTTGGGCAGCGTTCTTATCCCAAATAACTGCCCAGTGTTGACGTTCTGTTCCTGTCGCGTCTTTAATAGTAATGGCTTGCTTTGTAAAGCCTTCGCCCAAGTCTTTCAGCACGGCATCCAAATTGCGCGGAAGTTTCTCATACAACTTCGCTTGCTTTGATTCCGCGCCGGGGAAGGCCACAAAGTCCTTGCCCATCTTCAAAGCTCCTGCGATGGCATTTTTAGCCAACAATTGCTGGACGACTTGCGGCTGCACTTCAATATTAGCGATAGGCTCCTCAATATCGTAGGTGCCTTTTACCTCTTTTCCGGGCAAGCCTAAACGATCTTGTAGTTTGGTGATGCGCTTTACATCCTTGACCAAATCAGTAGCAAGTTGATCTGCTTTGCCTTTGTTGATAGGCCCTAACTGAGTCAAAAACTCTGAGAAATTTGCAGTGTTTGGTTTATCGGTAAGGTCGCCCCTCAAGATAAACAAAAATGAATCCATGCTGCCAAAACGATCTTCAATCTGAGTTCTTAATGGCTCGAGTTTTGTTTTGACCCCGTTAAACAGAGAAACCAACTCTTCTTTATCCTTTGCCGCAGACCCGCCTTTCTTACCAAACTTCTTGATGTCACGGAACATGTCCGACTGTAACTCACTAACATATATGCCGTCTAGTTTACCCATACCCGGAACATTTACTTGATGTTCACTAAAACGGCTAAAGCCCATGGGGTTTTTCTCTGGGTTGACCGCTGCATGGCTACCTTTATACGTAGAGTAACGCTGTGTTTCTTTAAGAATATCATCCAACAAAGGCTTGTTATCTACCAAAATAGCCTTTGTAGTGTCGTCCAATCTTCTAAAAATGTTGTTGCGCAGCTGAGGCAATAGTGTTTCTGCTACGTCGTTAATGCCCCCAAGATTCTGCACTAAGTCGTCAAACGTCTCTCCTTCTTTCAAAGGCAGGAATGTTCGCAAGGAAGGTTGTTCTGCATACAGCCCGCGTAATCCTTCTACTTTTACCTCGTTAGTAACCTGCCGATCTATATTTTTCCACGCCTCATTGTATTCCGGGGTATCTCTCGGGAAAGGAATAGCTTTATTAGCTTCCGTCAATCGCTTGCTCCAGTTAACTGTAGCTCCCGGTCGGTTAAAATAGATAACGTCGGTGATACCTTCCACTACAGGCAATATTTCTGCCCTAGCTGCAGACAACTGCGAATCCAACTTACTCAAACCTGCGACTAACTGCGCCTTTCGTTCCGGGTCTTTTGCCAAATCACTAGAAGTCTCCAAGAAGGACATGAGTGTTTGTATTTTTTCCGGGTCATCTACTCTACTTCTGCCCAGTGCCGCAGCGGCAGAACGAGCAGCAGCTGAGGCCTCTTCGGCTTCCACCGCCGCACGTGTAGGCTCATAAGACAGGTTAATTACGCCAATCGGCTGACCTGTTTGGCCATATACGTTGTCGTAGTTATTGTGCAAGCCTGAGGTCTTTGGTTCGATAAAGGTTGTCTTATATCGATTCGGCGCTGCGACCGTATTGATCCGTGAGACAAGGTCCGTGGGGCTTAATTTTGCGGCGTTGTCCAAGTCCTCCAGCGCCTGTGCAGCACGACTAATTTCGTATTCACGGAACTTGCCCTTCAAAGAACCCAAGAACTGTTCCTTGGTCACCGGATTACGAATCTGCGAGACAAAGTCATCCAACCTGCCTTTAAAGAACTTGCCCTGATCAATACGCTCTGAAAGATTTGTGGGCAGCCCCGGACCTTCAGGAACGATGTTCATCTTTGGAACAGTTCTCTCTAGCATTGTCGCAGCTGTCGGGCCTAACTCTTCCAAGGCTTTTTTAGCACCTGTTTTCACACCCTTGGCTACCTTCGTGGCTGTGCCAGCAGGCACCGGCAATGGCAGGTAACTTCCTACCTCCTCCATTCCCGCCGCTTCCTTCGTGGGCTTGGTCATGCGCTTAGGCATGTAATCCCGCAAAACTTCTTCTGTTGTCGCAAACTTCCGCGTCTTGTCGCTCTCTCTAAAGATCGACTCAATGTCCCCCACTGATCCGGGGATCGCGGCTACTGATCCACGCAATAAAGACTCTACGTTCGATGCGCCCTCACCCACGATGTTCCTCAACATCCGCGCCGCCTCAGAAGCACTGAACCGATTAGCCCCGCCCATCGCCGCTCGAGTGTCCTCTGTAATCGGCCCCGTGTCAGGCATCTCGCCGTAGACCGGTGAGCCTTGGGCTCTGTGCACTGGACCACCATGCTTGAAGCCATCTACCGCGCCCTTGATCGCAGACTCAGGGATGACAAACTCCGCCCAACCATCGGACCTCTGTTGACGAACTAAATAACCGGGTTCATACGGTGTACGCTTTGCTCGACCTGTTTCTGGGTCTTTAATCACTTTCCCCAGCAAAGGATTATCTGGATGCGGCTCTCGCATCGGCTGATCGCCATACAAACGCTTGGCCTTAATTTCCAACGGCGACAGATTTTTCCTCGCCGAGCTTTCCGTGAACACAAACTGACCGGGGCCGTACTTGAACTCCATCGCGTCCATCTGCTGCTGCATCTTGGCCGCGCGCTCACGTACTGCATCCCCCAACGAAGTATGCGCATCCTGCAAAGTCGTCAACTCCTTACCCGCGACCTTGCCCTCAGAAACACCCAACCCCTTTAACAACTCCGCCGCCTTCTTTACTGCCCCGCCCTTGCCAAACTTCTGCAGGGGAGCAGTGGTGGCCTTACCGCCCCCCGACAACTTTTTTAGTAAAGCCCTCGATCTACTGTCCGCCACCTCTCCCTCTGGCGGAGAACCCTCAGCCCTCGTCGCCGCGTCACGCTTGGCAAACGTCGCATCCCGTGCCTGATTCGCCCGGTCAATATAAGACCGCTGCGTGTCCATCAACTGGTTGAAGTAGTCGCCGTACTGGCCAAGGCCCGCTTGCTCGGCCTTCGCCTTTGCCGCGTCCAAAGTAGAAATACGCTTCTCGTAGTTATTGCGGATGAAGTCGTCAAAGGCCTTGTTGATCGCTGCGTCTGATGTGCTCTTGTTTACCGAAAGGGCTGGCGGATTCAAATAGCCATAGCCCCTGCCCGCGTTGTACGAGCCAATCGCAGCATTTGCAGCCGTCTTTAAATCCGTCGCCTGCTTTAGCTCCGCCTTCTGCGGATTCAACACATCATTCAAGAACGCCTTGGTCGTGTCGTTATTCGCCCCGTACAAAGATACCAACTGGTTGTATGTGTTTTGCGCAGCATTGACATCCTGCTGCTGACGCGTGATCACCGGGTCAAAAGCAGCCACCTGCATCTTGCCAAAGTCCACATTGCCAATATCAACGCCAGTGAAGCCCTCAATCTTTTGCGCAGCCAATTGCTTACCCAAAATGAGGTCACGCATCGGATCAGGCTGGGCCCTGTCAATCGCAGACTGGCGCTCGCCACGTGCCTGCTCAAGCTTGGCATTCTCAGTCTCGATCAACTGATTCAACCGACCCGAATAGCCAGACAAACCCAACGCGTCCGCCTGTTCCCGCGCTCTTACAAGATTGCTTATGTTTGTCTCAAAGCCAGTAATGATCGGCTTGTAAATGTTTTCCGTCTGCACAACATTACGAATCTCCGCAAGCTTAGGCGCAGTAAAGCCCTTGTACGCCTCACCCGCCGTAATCGCAGAAAAGATATTCGTCGGTGCCACCGCGCCCTTGGCCGGACGGGTTAGCGCCAACATGTTCTGATACTCCTGCTGTTGCGGAGTCAAAGTCTGCTCAAAGTAATCCTTCGCTACCTGTGAATCCTTGCCATACGCACTAACCAAACGGTTGTACACGTTCTGCGCCGCCGTTGCCTCATTCTGTTGCCGCGTCAACTCCGCAGTGAAAGGGTCAGCCTTCGCCCCCGCCGCAACCTGTATACCACCAAGGTCCACGCCTCTAAAGGCAAGTTCATCCCCCAACTTCAATGCCTTGAACTGCTCACCCAAAACGCGTTGACGCAACATCTCCGGCGTCTCATACGCACCGCCTACCCCAGTGAAGTACTTGTTCGCATTAAGCTGGTCTGCCTTCGCAGCAGCTAACTCCTGCTCTTGCGCACTCAAAATACCCTTTAACTGACCCGCCAAGGGCATGTTGCCCACTGCGACTGCTTGGTTGTACTCTGTGCGAACATTGTCCACGTCCTTCTGCTGCTGCGTGACAATCCCCTTGAACATGTCCGTTACCTGCGCACGATTGCCAGAGCCCGCAATCTGCTCCGGGGTCAACGTTGCGTAAGGACTGTACTCGTATCCAAGCGGCGTTCTCGTTATCGCAGGAGTCGCTGCCGTAGGTAAACCGCCTATGCCAACAGGTCCTTGGGCCGGGGCCGTTGGCTCTTCATCCTTATACGGACTCGTCTGCAACGGGCCCTGATAGGTCTGCAATCCCCCAAACTTTATGTCCGGCTGATATCTCACTAACACCGGCTGTTGCTTGATCGCCTCCTCCGCAGACAATAAAGTCGGCTTGGCAAAAGTCTGCGCAGTAGGCGTAAAAGAAGGAGTCGCCACCTTGCTAAAGTCATACGGCGCTGCTGCAAAAGTAGACGGAGCTATTTGCTCATACAGAGTCTTTGCACCGGGGGCAGGAGTCACCTGCTGTGTGCCCGCAAACGTCAACGCCGGAGCGGCAGGGGCAGGAGTTGTCGTAACAGTAGGACTGAAAGTGGGTAAACTAAAAGAATAATTGGGAGCAGGTGCCAAACTAGGTGCAGCTAAATTCGCACCAAACAAATTCTCCGCCGGAGCGCCCATGGCCATCCTCGCTGAAGCAGAATCCACCAAACCACCATCCGCAAAACTCTGCAACATCTGCGCTGCCGTCGGCCCCTGTACAGCACTCGCACTCGGACCCACATACTGCGGACGATCCGGGATACTCAGCATCTGCGCATCCACCGAACCACCATCTTCAAAATACGACATGGAAGGCTGCATCTCAGTAGCCATGTCCTCGCCTACCGGACCACCGTAAGCAAAATACGAGACATCGCCTTCATCAGCCCTCACGGCCAAATCGTCAACCGTCAACTCGCGATCTTCCATGACGTACCCTTAATACGGTTAAATTGCAAGGATTCTAGAACTAATAATACTCGTACACAAGCGCATCACTAGATTCTTCGTCAACCTCGTCCGTCTGCAACGTCAAAAAATTACCTTGCCTAAACCGCATCATGGCCTGTGTTGTCGAATCGACCATGTCGTCGTTGTCGCCATTCGGGAACGCCGCACACTCCTCAATCAACTCCTCCGCCCACTCCGTCTCAGGAGCCCAGACCATCCGGCTCTCAAACAAAGGGGCCACCGCATGCGCCCGGCTAATCTTATCCTGCCCCGCTCTCCTACCACCCGGGTTGTACATCGTCACCGGTATGCCCACCCGCCGCAATTCCTGCTGCAAAGTCACGCCCGTGGCCTTGGCCTCAATCAACACATTGTCAGGATTCCAATAGCTATACTGCTCCTTGGCAATCCGCTTCAACTCCGGGAAGTCCCACCGCCCCCTCATTACATCCAACAAAATAATGTTCGGCCCAGAATCCGCATTCGGCACAAATACACCCCACGTCGTGATCACCGAATAATCCGCCGTCTCCTTTTTGCTATACGCCGTGTCATAACTCTGTATCAAATACTCACAAGTAGGAGGCTGAGAGTGCGGCCACCTCTGCCACCACTCCCGCTTCAAAATCGCACCCTCTTCCGCCGTCGGCTGCTGCTGCCACTGAGCCTGCCACTTGCGAAGGCCAATCGACATCTTGACCTTCTCTAACTCCTCGAGCTTCCAATACTCCGGCCACAACGGTTGATTGTTGGGCAATATCGCAGGAAACTCCAATACCTCCCACTGGTCCGACTTCAACTGGCCCTGCTGCTTCAATAACCTCCCAGACAAATCATCCGTGCGCCACCTCGTATTAATAATGATTATCCGACCGTCCGGCTGTAAACGCTGACGAGGACCACTCGTGTACCACTCCCACGTGGCCTCCATCGCCGTGTCCGACAAAGCATCCTGCTCGTCCAAGATGTCATCCAAAATGACAACATTACCGCCACGGCCCGTCATCGCGCCGCCCTTACCAATGAAAAAGGCCTCTCCACCATGGTTCGTGTCCCACCGGCCCGCCGCCTTGCTGTCTGCCGACAAAGCAAAATCCGGGAACAACTCAAGATACCTGTCTTCCGCTACAAGATTTCTGATCATCCGGCCAAAACGCTGCGCCAACTCAGCCGTGTGAGAACCGACAATTAATTTCGATTCAGGGACCTTGCCCATCAGATACGCCGGAAATAGGTAACTGCCCATCTGGCTTTTGCCATGGCGAGGCGGCATCGCAATCATCAGGCGCTTGCACTTGCCCGATACCACCCGATCAAGCGCCGCCGCGATCCGGCGATGGTGCTCACCAACAATCATCTCTGGCCAGACGTAGCGACAAAAATCAAGAAAGTTGCTCGTCGCACGCTCCTGTGCTTCTAACTGCAATAAACGCAATTCAAGCTTGGCACGTTCTGCATCTATGTCTTGCTGATTTTGTAAGGTCATAGGTTTTGGATTTTGCAAAAATTTTTCGGGCAAACGATTTTGCAAACAAAGGGGGGCTGTTTCACGTGGAACCATACCTGAAAACGATTCAGTTGGTAACTGTTTGTGCAAAATCGGGCTATGGCGTTCGCCAGCCGAGACGGGGGGCCTAAAAACCGGGGTGGGTGCTCACTTCGCTGGGATACCGCACAAACCGCCGCCGGGACTCGGCCCCCGGTCCCCGGCCCGGGACGCGCGGCCCCCGGTCCCCGGGCCAGCGTGCGCGGCCAGCTGGGCGCGGTTAACGGCCCCCGGCCCCCGGCCAGCTGGGCGCTGGGTGTTTGTGATCCCTCATCACAAACCGGATCACAAACACAAACACGGCCCCCGGCCAGCTGGGCGCGGTTAACGGCCAGCTGGGCCCAGAGCTCGGAGCTCGGACCATGCGCGCGGAGCTCGGCCCCCGGCCAGCTGGGCCCGGCCAGC